CTAATTTCCATTTACCACCATCTGCTTCAAAAAGTGCGAGATTCGCCGATTTGTTAATGCGGAAGACGAATTGACTAGCAGGCTGCTCTACTTCGTTGAAAGTACGATATGGTCGCAAAGTTACTGGATTTGGAGTCTTAGCTTGTGCTAAGCTTGCCACACCATCGCGAACTGTAGCCATTTGGCTGATGCCATTGTCCTGTACTTCTGCACCTTTTTCAATTTTCAAATGGCTAGCAAAATCCAAAACCAAATTACGGTCTGCATCATTGATGAACATAGACTGCAGCATAATATTGAATTCTTCCTGATCGCGCCAATTACTTAACGGAATAACTGGAACATTTGCTTTTACAGATACGAGCTGAGGACGTTTACCATTTTCAAAATCAACTTGATCATATACAGATACTTTTTGGTAACTGTCCACGACAAGTACAAGTTTACGATCACTAATGAGATCGTTATCTGATTTGAGGTAGTCAACTAGACTTTTGAGTGTCTGAAGCTCAAGGATAGGTGCGTACTTACGAGGGTTAAGTTCCCGTAAGTCATATTCATCGCTGTCAAAATATTCCTTCCCGGTTTCTGAACGAATGATTTTGTTTTCTTTACCCGCTAGTTCGACTGCGTATGATAATGCATCTTTAATATTTTCTGTCATGGTTAGTTACCTGCTTTCTTTTGATTGTAATCAATGATATTTGTACTTTGTTTTTCCACCTTTTCGATGAGTTCGCCAGTGTCAGTTCTCATGTCCCCATTATCGTCAAAGTAAGTTTGGCCCGGAATGCCACTTTTGAGCTCATTAGCATGAATTTTACCAGTGTCGTCGCGACCGACAATGACAGTTGTTGCAACACCTTTCTGCGGTGCTAGAGTAGATTTGACTTCCATACCTGTCTTAACTACTGTACGTTCATCGTCTGTTGACATCGTTAGTATGATAGTAACCTTGCGAGTCGCTTTAGCTTCTGTATTGAGATCCAGAATATTCTCAAGGACTTTTTCAAGTTCTTTGTCAACCTTTTCTTGTAAGGCTGTATTTGCAATTTTTGACAAATTGATTTTAATAGTTTTATCTTTCATAGATACTCCTTATTGTATTTTGCTATAATTTCTAATTCCCAAAACTTACACGGTAAAGGGCAATTCGGGATCTGCTCGAACCTGATTTTGAATAACTTCAATAGTAGCTTGCCAGTGTGCTACAATCATATCCCAATAATCAGGCGGGAAGTTTTCAATCGGAGTTCCTAGCGGGAAATGTCCACGGATGTATGCGACTTTTTGAAGCTCTTCTTCTGTCACATTATTTTGAGACATGAGGTCAGTCAAACTCTTTGGTAAGCTTGCATGATATTGCGCAGTAACCACTTGTTGTTCAACAGGAGCTTCATTTTGAGGCACTTCACCAACCGTAGACATATCGAGAGGCAATTCCTCTTGGATTGGCTCTGGGGCTTGTGGTGTAGTTTGCTGAGGTTCCGGAGCAACTGTCTGAAGTTGCTCAACTTGTGGTTGTGGCGCTTGTACTTGTTGGCCGGCAAAGATATGAGCGATTCCAGCATAGTTGAACGGCATTTCATCTGGTAATCCGTGACGATTTTTGGCATCCCAAGCCGGTCGATGATTGGTATACATCACACGTTCACCGCCCTGGGCTTTCTTTTTACCGTTGTCAGTCGTCATGACTAAAGTTTTGTAGTTTGCAAACAGAACCATGTCTGCCCATTCTTTGACAAGTGGTGCCGTTTTAGAACCTGTCTTTTGGCCAAGTTTCAATTCGTATCGGTCATAAGAACCCATCTCGTCTGGCTGTTCAAACTTCTTGATTTGAGCGTGTGCAGTCAATACTACATTGATACCCATATCAACTAGATCAGATAAGGCATTTAAGAAACGCCCCATTTCTTCCTGGACATAGGTATACCCCTTGCCCCATCCGAAATCTTCAATCCCTTGTTTTCCATGTTGCGAGCATACGTGAGCTACTGCTAATTGTTCTGCCCAGTCAACCGTATCAACAACGAGTGTTTTGCATTCTGTTGGGTTTGCCTTGATAAAAGCAATCTCATTGACTAACATGGTCCAGCTTGTCGGCTTGTCAAGTCGTGCCACATCCATGTTATCTGTTGAGCCTTCCGTGTCGATAAAGACGGGATCTGGGAACTGACTCGCAAAGCTAGATTTTCCAATTCCTTCTGGCCCGTAGATAACTACCTTTTGAGCTCGAGCCCGTTTTCCTCTAGTGATTTGCATGTTCAGTCCTCCATCCCAGTTTCTAACATTTTTAAGAATCTTTTAAATTCTTCTTCATTCGATGCTTCAGTTCCTTCAATCAATTCTTCTGGTTCTTCACCGTCAAGTGTTTTGAGTTCATACGTTGCAGTCACTTCGAGCAATTCACAATTTAATGCATTCGCTAGTTTTGTAAAATCTTCAATTTGTATTTTTGTCGCTTCAACTTCATTTTTAGCAGCATGATTCAATTCTTTTGTATATTCTGCTGAATAAGCAAGAGTTTGTTCTTTGCTTTTGTATTTCAATAAAAAGTTACCTGTTTTTTTGTTACGTAATACGATAAAAGTTTCTGTTTTTTTCATGATTGTTCTCCTTTAGTTTTTAAAATCCACCTTGCCATGTTGGGGCGACTGTTTCAGCGTGTCCTTGCTGATGTCCTTGCTGAGCGGAACTTTCAAACTTCACAGGCTTCACGCTATACCCGTCTTCAATCAGGATGCTACATTCATCTCCTGTTGATACTCTAGTCGCAATTGCTTGCAAGCCTTCTTGTTCAAGCCATGCGCCAAATTCTTGCAAGGTCTGCTGATCCATTTGCTCCAGCTTATCAATTAAGACAAAACCGCATTCTGGCTTCAATTTACGCACGATTGCAGTCGCTACTTGTAATTGCTGGCTACCAGACATGTTATCCCATCGTTGGCCGAGGTAGAGCAGTTCGCCGTCATCCACTGACAAGCCAGGTAACGGCAAGTCTGCATTTGTGAGCAAGTCCGTCTTTTGCTTGCGGATGTCTGCAATCACATTATCAAGTTCCTTGTATTGCTCGCGATAGCCTTTGGCATCTTCTTCGGCTTTATCTTTGTCAAGATTAGCACGAACTTTACGATTGATTTCGTCAATCTCTGCGATGTTGTTTTCGATTTCTTCAGTAGATTCATCGATAAGGTCCATGGCATCTGTATTCGCGATAGCCAAGTCTTGAGCCAACTGACTTTCTTTTTCTTTGGCATCGGCCAGCAGTTGCTCCAATCGTTCAACCTCTGCAGTTGCTGAAGCGTGTTGATTTTGGATAGATACCAAGTTCTGGCGCTTACGAGCATTCTCGCCATTCTTGGCAAGGATAGCTTGTTGTTGCTGGATAAGTTCAGAGATAGAGACTAGCTCTTTCGGTGCGTCGGGGTAATATGGTTGCTCTTTGGCAAACTTTTCTTTTTGGTCAGCAATCACACCAATTGCATGGCGTTCGTCATACTTGTCCTTTTCCTGCATTTCCAATTCAACCAACTGCGGACCAACTCCGATGATTTGTAGTAAAGTTTTTGCTTTTTCTTTGTTGGTCTGCTCCATGAATTTTGGTAAATTGATAGCTAACTCTTCTACGAAGCTATCCAGCAAGTTTTGACCGGCCTTGTTGCCACTTGGGTCGATGACCTTGAGGGTGCTATTCTTACCGCTGCGCTCCACAATCAAGCCATTTGATAGCGTGATTTTCAAGCTAGGCGGAATTGTACTTCCTTCGCGGTGTGCTTGGCTAGGTTTATACTTATTGCCTCCTAGAGCCCAAGCAATCGCGTCTAGTACGCTTGTTTTGCCTTGGTTGTTGTTTCCACCCACAATTGTCAAACCAGTCTCTGACGGCTCTAATTTGACCGCTTTAACACGCTTGACGTTTTCGATTTCCAGTTTATTGATTGTTACCATTTTATGCTCCTTGTTTTTGTTTCTTCGATAAACCGACAGGCGGTTGGGTATCGTATGTGAATTGACGGTCACAGTTGCGAATGTTTGTGCGTGCGATATTATTGAATTGGTTTCTACCTTGCTGGTAGACTTCAATAATCATCTTGTCATGTTCTTCTTGTTGTTCTTTTTTTCTTCGCACTTTCTGTTCATTGTTTGTAATCAATAATAAAGTAACAAATAAGCAAGTCATGGTTGTTGCAAGTCCAAGGAATTGGCTTGCCAAAGTCGGTTCTGTCATGTTCTATACCTCCAAAAGTTTTTCTAGTTTTTCAATACGCAGATACAAGATTTCATTTTCGACACACTTGTCATGATGTTGTTGTTTGATTTCTTTTAACTGCTCTTTCAAGTCTAGGTTTTCCCTGTTCGTATCCAACGCAACCAATCGCCAGTCTTGATTGATTTCAATTTTTGTTGTGTTGAAAAACCATTTTGTGATTCTGTCTAATAGTTTCATCCAACTGACCTCATTTTCTTACTCGTTTCCATTTCTTTTTTCCATTCTCGACTACCTCTGTATTGTAGGTAGGCGTCAAACCCTTTAATTGTGACAAGTTGCCCATCGTTTCTGAGATATTTCTGTTGGCTAGGCAGTTTCTTCATCTCTC